TGTTTAGTGGTTTTGGACCGGGAACATTGAAGAAGCCGTATGATGACTAAAATCTTTAATTACATTAAAAGGAGTTTAAGCAAATGGCTTTAACTAATACCTCGACTGCTGCCGGTGGACTCGGAAGAACCATTGGTGATGCGGTCATAGCGTTCAATCACGTGAACGTAATGTATCCACTTGTAACTGTAAAACAGGCTGCAAGAGGATCAAATCACGTACAATTTTCTGATTGGACAAAACTTACATCTGGTGATGTGAGTGCTGCGACACAAGCAACTGCAACTACTGCGGTAGCGATTACAACAGCAGCAAGAACAGCAACTATCTCAGAACACGTAATCGAGTCACAAGTTAGTGATCTAGTATTAATGGGTTCTGGCGATGACGTTGTTGGACAAGCCGGACCGGCTCTTGGAAATGCCGTTTCCGCTAAATTAGATGACGATCTTGTAGAACTTGGTAAAACCTTTTCACAGACTGAATGTGGAGCGGGTAGTTCTCTTGCTTTATCTCATATCTTCGGATCAATGAGACAACTTAAAGCAGCCGGAGCGCCTATGCCTTATTCTTTAGTTCTATCTCCAAAGCAAATTTGGGGCGGAAAAGGAATCATATCTTTGCTACATAATACAGCATTAGATACTGCGGGTTCAAGTACAACTGATACTGCAACTGCACGTCCAATTGGAATGATGGGTGGAAAAGGCGAAGAAGCATTTCAAACGGGGTTTGTCGGATCAATCGCAGGTTTTTCAATCTATTGGTCAGATCAAATTGATGAGGATGTTTCTTCTGGCGGGGATGCAGCCGGGTTCGCCTTTAGTAAAGGTGCAATCGGTCTTGGTGTTGGTGCAGAAGGTTTATTTCGCATTAGAACACAAAGAGAAGAGTCCGAACGTATGACTAAGTACGTTGCAACAGGATTCTGGGGACAAGTTGAGATTAAAGATGCTTATGGTGTTTACGTACTAAGTGACGTTTCTTAACCTAACTGATTAACGTAACAGGGCGGTTTAATTACCGCCCGTTACAAACGGAGAAATATTATGGACAAATTTTTTAAAAAGACAAATGGCATAGTTTTTAAGTATGATGAAAATATGCACGATATAAAGTCGCTTAAAGATAGATTTGAAGAATGTGATGAGAATGGTGAGAAGATTAAGGCTGAAGTAAAAGCCAAAAAGGCTAAAAAATAATTTAAACCAAAATGCCTATGAGAATGACCGCTCGGCAAGGCATTAAAGGAGAAACAATATGTCAATGAGAGAATATGCAGTTGTAGAGGCTCAAAACGTAGCGATGGGACAAGCCGGAGCAATATTTGTAAACGGCACAACAGCCGTCACTTGTGGTGCGGGTTCTGGGGTATTTGTAGCAATTCAGTTTACGGAAGATACAGTATTTGCTTCTGGAAGCGGGGGACTTGTAGCAGAAACAGAACAATTATTTCCAGACGATACAGGAACAGGAACATTAATTGATGCCAATGGTGGGGCAGCGATAGATGGTGAAACATTCCCGCAAGGAATGACGATTTATGGAAGATATACAGGGTTTACTTTAGCATCGGGTGCGTGTATAGCGTACGTAGGTTAATGTTAAAACTAGGATTATCAGTACGAACATTGCCAAACCAAGTAGCACGTTTGGCTAGAGATTTATGGACTAAGATTAATGACACTTGGAATTTAGAAGAACGCAAGTGGGAAAATATAATTTAAGGAGATTTTAAATGGCAGCTTTAGGCTCACAATCAATCGCTTCATCCTACGAGCAGTTATTGCACGTAGATAGAGATGGTGGCGGTAATACAACAACGCACGTCAGCGTAAAAGATGGCGACAACGGAACAACATTTGGATTCACTATTGCATCAGATGCTTTAATGATGACAAGCACCAACCGATTAGAGTTTGGTGATACAGGAACTTATATACATCAATCAGCAGATGGTGTACTTGATCTAGTTTCTGATACAGAAATAGAAATAAACGCAACGACTATTGATATGAATGGTGCATTAGATTTATCTGGAAATGCACAACTAAGCGGAACAGTAACAGTTGGTGCAGATGGAAGCGGAACAGATGTAATATTTTACAGCGGAACAGCGGGAGACAATTTTAGTTGGGATGCTTCAGAAGAAAAGCTTACAATAACAGGAACAAATGGACAAACAGCTTTAGACGTAGCTGACGGAAATCTAGTTGTTGCTGATAACGTAGATATTGAAGGCGATATTGATGTAAACGGCACAACCAACTTAGATGCTGTTGATATAGATGGAGCAGTACAGATTGATGCGGCGGTAACAGTAGGTGCGGACGATCAAGGCTATGACTTCAAGTTTTTTGGAGATACAGCAAGTGCATATATGATGTGGGACACATCTGTTGATGACTTAGTTTTTGCGGGTGCAGCCGGTATTGACCTTGATGGTGATATAGATGTAAATGGTACAGCGAACCTTGACAATACAGACATTGATGGAACACTAGCAGTTGATGGAACAACGATATCATTAGATGCAACGACTTCATTGAATATTGATAATTCAAACACTTCTAACGGAATTACAATTGGAACGGCTACATCTGGAGTACCAATTTCAATTGGACACACAACTTCTGAAACAACTGTAAATGATAATTTAGTTATTACAGGCGATATTGATGCTAATGGAGCTGCAAATTTTGCGGGTGATATTACAACACAATCTAAAATATTAGTTGCTGCATCTGGACAAGGTATTTTTGGTGCTGATGATGGTAATACAGGAATTAGATGGGAAGGTTCTGATGCTATTGCTATTGATAACAACGGAAACGAAACAATATTAATAAGTGGCAATGGAGAAACTTATTTTCAGAACAATGTAATCATTGATGCAGATGCAAGTGGTCTTATACTTGGCGAAGATCAAGATGTAATGCTTTTTGCAGACGATAGCGGTACAGCATATTTAACTAGGGGAACAGATGCAACACCACACCCTTCAGATACCGAAGGTTGGATGAAGTTTTTTATTGGCAATAGTGCTGATACATATCTTAACATTACTGGTGGCGAAGGTGGAGATGCGGAAATATATTTGGAAGCTGATGGTGGCGATGATAATGCTGATCTTTGGAGAATGACAGCGGGTGCAAATGGAGACTTTAAAATTGCTTCAAAATCTACAGGTTCGTATGTTGATTTGATATCGTCAACGGGTGCGGGTGCCATTATTATGGCAAAACAACCCGCATTTATGGCTACTCCTTCTTCTGGTCAAGCAAATATAAGTACAGGCTCATCAACAGTTGCTTTTGGTTCAGAGCGTTTTGACCAAGGTAGCAATTTTGCTTCAAATACTTTTACTGCACCAAGAACAGGAAAGTATCAATTTAATCTAGTAATGAGAACAGATAATATAGATAGTGCTTCAAATTATCTATCAACGCAACTTGTGACATCTAATATTACTTACCAAGATATAGGGATTTGGGACCCGGGTCCCGGTTCTGGAGATTGGACTTATTGGACATTCTCTTGGTCACTTTTAGTTGATATGGACACAAATGATACTGCTTATGTTCAAATAACACAAAGTGCGGGAGCAGCTCAAGTAGATATAGACGTAACATCGTATTTTAGCGGATTTTTAGCTTGTTAAGCGAAATAACTAATTTGAAATAAAATAAAACAAGGATATAAAATGGATATAGCAAAAAGAACACTTACAACTTTAGAGGAATCAGTTTTAAAAAATGATTTACTTGATGTTGGCAAGTGGGTTACAGCAGCAATTGATGGCAAGGTTAATAATTGCAAAAAGCGAATGATTGCAGAATGGATACCAAAGCTGAACGCAGATGAGTCAGTAGAATCTATTCCGGCAAACGAAGAAAAGCTTATTGAAGTAATTGTCGCACGTGATGACTATAAGAATCGTGCTGATAGAGACAAAGAATCAGAATAAAAACAAAGGGAGGCATTATGCCAGAAAAACGATTGGAACAACTAAAAGCAGAACGTGAGAATCTAGGTATGAGAGTTGCAGAAATTAATTTTCTTATACAAGGTTACGAAGCTGCCGAAAAAGCTGCAAAAAAAGAAGATCAGAAAGAATCTAAAAAGTGAACAAACCACAAGTCGATGAATACCGATTGGATATTGTAGATAGATTGGCACGTATTGAATCAACAATGCAGTCGATACATAAAGAAGCCAGAGATACAAAGCTTGAAATACAAATGCAGAATGGACGAGTAAGAAGGCTAGAAGGTGGAATGGCAGCGATACAAGGAATAGGATCGGTATTAAGTGTCGTATTTGGTGGTTTTATTGCATACCTATTTAGGAGATAATATGAGCGATTGGTTTAATTGGACAAATTTCTTTTACTTAGCCGGAATTATGATTGCCGGTGGGGCAACATTCATTGGGTTAAAATACAAGAAATTAGTCGATGAAATAAAAGAAGTCTTTAAAGTTTTGCAAGAAGCTTATGAAGATGGCAAACTTGATAACGATGAACGCAAGAAGATAATGAAGGAAGTTCTGGACGTATTAGGTGCGTTAATGAAGATTGCTTGGAAGTGATTAGTCCTACACAAATTAAGTCTCTCATTCAGTCCACTTGCGAAGGGATGGGAGACAAGTTTGCTTCAGAAGATGCAATCACATTAATACACGAAACGGGTGTTGTTGAATCTGGCTATAAGTATTTAAGACAGCTAGGTGATGGTCCGGCAAGAAGTTTCTGGCAGACTGAACCTTTAACTGCTATTTCTAATTTGTCAGATTTTCTTTCTTATAGAAAGTCACTTATGGCAAAATGTGCTGAAGCAAGTATGGTTGATCTAAAGCATTGGCAAAACTACAATGAAAAGCTGTGGGCGGATATACTTGAAAAAAACATTGCAGCAGCAATTGTGCATTGTCGTTTAAAGTATTGGCGAGTACCAATGAGAATGCCAAATACGTTAGAAGGACGTGCCAAGTATTGGAAGAAATATTACAACACCGAACAAGGCAAAGGCACAGAAGAAAAGTACATAGACACAGTAAAAGAATACTTATGACGTTAGGCGATTCCATACACATAATAAAAGACAAGGCTAAAGCCATTGATCTTAATACGCTTTATGAAAATCCAGAAGTTTACTTTAACGACCTGGTTGTTTTGATTAACGCAATAAATCAAATGGAAGAACCAACACCAATTAATTTTAATGATATAAAGAATAGGACACATCAAGCGTGAGTACATACGAAGCCACTTATTGTGACACAAATACAGATTTACAATACATAGAACCGAATATAAATAACTACAATCTAAGAAGGGTAATACCTAGCGATTGGGTTTCATCTGCTACAACTGATTTATATTATCTTTATTCTGCCGGATACGTAACTCAATTGTTTTATAATGGTGAAGAAATGACTTCGGTTACAGATACACCAAATGCAAACAAAGAATTTAATTACAATACAAGCACAGGACTATTAAGCTTCTTTCTTGAAAATTCATCAACATCACTTTTAAATAGTGCGGTTATAGAAGCCGGTCGTGATTGGTATGAAACTAAACTTGAAGCGGTTCGCAAAGGAAGTGACTTATGTCGAAATGTTTTACCATTTCCAATATACCCACGAAAAGGTGTAGGAGTTGCTTCAGCTACGGGTAATGATTATCCAGAGATTATTGTAAGAAGTACAGCAATTATTGCTTGTGCTGATTTAATTAGACCTTTTGATAAAGATAAAGGCGATGAATTAATGGCGATGGCTATGAATCCAGAAGGCACAGGTTATCTTGATATGCTTCGTAAAGGTGAAATTGCTTTATCACAAGATGAAGGCTTGGCTAAAAACTCTGGTATAGTTAGAGAAGTATCAATCAATGGAAGTACAACGGGATCAATCATTGATGTACGTGGCAGACCAACAGCCGTATGGGATGTGATAAAAATTATTATTAGTACAGCCGGTACATTCACAAGTGGCTCTGCTTCTGGTGTTAAATATGATACCTTTATTTCAGATGACACAAGCTTAAAAATAGACAAGTCAAGTGATGCAGAAGTAATTGATGGCAACTTTCAAGATGTAGGACACGGGATGCAAGTAAGGTTCTCACCGGGTGTTTATACAATAAACGATGAATGGGAACTAGAAGTGTCTGGTGAGTTAGATTCACGGACTTTAGCAGTTAAACACGCAACAGCAGAAAGAATTTAATGGCTTTAAATGTACAATCGCCACTTTGGGCAGATTCACACGAAATTTGGAGTTCGGTCACAGGAACTACTTTTGCAACGGGAACTGATGACTCAAGCAGTTATGCGAATGTAGTCTATGAAAACGTAATAGAATCTTTACAGGACCTTATACGTAAAGAATTTCAAATTCCTGTTATTGACGAGCATAGAGGTAATCAGTCTTTTGTTATTGATCCACAGCAAGATACGTTTGTACAATATCTATCTTCTGGTCAAACAAGAAACTATGATGTTGATATTATTTATACTCTAATGCGTGGCGGTGGCTATAAGAATGTCAAAACACAATTGACAAGCACCGCAGAACATTTAAAAAGATTAATCCATAATAATACAAGCTATTCACCTTCTGGTATTTATAAATATCACGATGGTAGGATTGAAACAGTTACTTACGAACAAGATGAAGAAAATTTAGATATATGGAGAGCCAACTTATCTTTTAACTGTACAGTAACAGAAATATTTGTATGAAGTATAGACTAAGTAAAAAAATTGCTGAAAAATTAGAAAATGGCGAATCGGTTGATATCAAAAGTCCACCAAAGCAATTAATTGATGGTGGATATATAATAAAACAAAAAAAGGGAAATAAATAATGGCGGGTTTAGACAAAACAGTTTATTCCGGTAAACAATTTGAATCGTATATATCCTTGCAGTCAGATGCTTTAGGGACAAATGATGTATCGGGAACGCTGTATAAAATAAGAACACCGGAAGTGAATGATATTGATTATTCTGCCGGTTCAACCTTTGCAGATGCAGTTAGGTCGGGACAAAGAGTGCAAAGACCAACAGATCATATTGCTACATTTAAAGGTGGTACGTTCACTTGGTCTTTTAGTGACTATGCAGTAGAAAATGAAGCAGCTTTGCAACTTTTATTACGATTAGTAACTGAAGATACTGATCCGGATGTATCTGCTGCAATGACAGGAAATCAAGCAACAGTTGCTTATGAAGAAGGTGCAACAACAGGGCAGTATGCTTGTGTTGTTATATCTTCCCCAGATGCAGATGAAGATAAATTAATGTTTTCTTCAGTATTGCAAGAATTAACACTAACAATGGACCCGACAGTAAATGGCGGACGACTTACTGCTTCTGGTACGTTTTTTAGCGGTTATCAACCGGTTGTTGGAACAGAAGGTACTTCTGCTAATGCAACTGCTGTTGATTACACAAAAGGATTTTTTGATTGTACTACAATGAGTATTGGCGGTGACGATGTGGTTCTAAATAACTTTAGTGTTACAATCTCGAATCCGGCACAGCGTGTAGGCTATTCTACTGTTAATTCAATAAGTCACGAGCCTTCTGCTTATATGCGTGGGGGAATGATTGAGGTTACAGGAAGCGTATCGGCAAAATTAGATGACAACGTAACAGATACAATTGACGACTTTAGGGATGGAACTTCTGTAAATATTAGCATAGGCGATGGATCAGCAATTGACTTTGATATTCCAACTGCTAAATACACAGGATATACCCATACCAATACTGATAGTGGAGTGTTTATTGATTTGCCGTTTAAAGCGACAGCAGACGGCTCAAACGCTCTAATTACAATAATAGCAACTTAATAAATCGGGAGGCGAAATGATTATTGAGATAAACAAAAAAGAGTGGGACGTAAATGATTGCACGTATGCACAAAGACGTGAATTGCATAAATTAAATGCAAAAGTCTGGTGGAATGGCAAGATGGATGTGGAAGCATATTACGAAGTTTTAGAAAAGGTTGGTGATATTGCGGGAGTTGGTGAAAATGACTTTAAAGATATGGGAATGGCAAAAGTTGATGAAGTCTTACAAGCGATATTTTTAGAATACTTAGGTATTGAACCGGCAAAAAAAGATTCCGGGGGTTAAGCCTAGCGGTTTGGTGTTGGCATTTTGGAACACCAGAACCACGTGATATATATAGAAGCCTCCCCTATACTGTGGCGAAGCTCCCGGTTACTTACAAGCACGAGCCTGTTAGAGTGCAAACGATTGAAGATGTTTGGGACATAATAGATGAAGTATGTAAATCAAATACAGAATTTACCGATGGTCAAATACTTTTTTATTCTGTTCCCTTCTTTGCAGATTGCAGTTTATTAGTTGAAAAGTGGATGGTAGATATGATTAATGAATACACATACACTACAAGATTTAACATTTCTCTTGGCGAACTTGACAACATTTCTGCTCATAGACTTGATTGTTTCTCAATTATAGATAAAGAAGTAAACGCTTGTATGCAAGAAAAGGCAAAAAAAGATAATGGCTGATAAGAAATTAAATATTCAAGTTCGTACCGATGGAGCAAGACGAGCAAAAAAGGAGCTTGGCGGTGTTGAAAGCACAATGTCTAAGTTGGGTAAAACCGCTGCTATTGCGGGTTCTGTATTTTTTGCAGCAAGAGGACTAATTTCTGGTTTACAAAAATCAATTGAATTAGGATCAAAGTTTGGTCCGGTGTCAAAAGGTTTTGATAATTTAGCTAAAAGTGCCGGATTTTCAGCAAATACTTTAGATAAACTTACTAAAGCAACAGATGGCACAATGAACTCAATTGAGTTAATGACTGAAGCAAACAATGCAATGCTTCTTGGTATCGTTGATTCAGATGACCAAATGGCTCAAATGTTTGATACAGCACAACGACTTGCAGAAGCTTTAGGTAAAGATACAGCTTTTGGTATCCAATCAATCGTAACCGGTCTTGGAAGGCAGTCAAAGTTGATGCTTGACAATCTTGGTATTATGGTTGATGTTGAAAAAGCTAATTCTGATTATGCAGCTTCTTTAAATAAATCAGCTTCGGCTTTAACTGATAATGAAAGAAAACAAGCTTTTGTAAATGCTGCAATGAACTCTGCAAATAAATTAGTTAGTCAATTAGGTGCAGAAACAACTACCGCACAAAAAGAAATGTCAAAATTAAATGCAACTATGGATGCTGTTGCAATAGAAATTGGTCAAGATTTAGAACCCGCTTTAATTCTTGGTGCTAGAGCAATGAATAATTTTGTCGAAAAAACAAAAGGTGTTGATTGGTCTGGAATGATGCAAGGTATGTTGGTTGCAATGGCGGCGGGTACAGGTCCGGTTTCTGCATTAGCAAGACAATTAATGGGTGATTTAGCTTCAATAACAGCAGAGCAAACAGCAGCAGCAAATAATCCAGCAAAAAAAATTGAAGAAAGTCAAAAAAATATTTTTCTTACTCAAGAAAAAATTAAAACTGTTGCTGCTGAATATTTATCAGTTCAAGAACAAATTGCAACACAAGCAAATAAAGCGGCACAATTTACAGCACAAACAGCAACTTCTTTATTTACTTCAGCGGTAATGGGTGACGATGTAGCAGATTCGTTAAAACGTGCAGTAATACAATTAGCTCTTATGGTTGCACAAGCTAAAATATATAGTGCCGTAATGTCTGCGGGTAGCGTTTTTAGCGGTGGCGGTTTTCTTGGTTCTGCTGTAAACTTTCTTTTCGGTGCATCACCAACACGAACTGCACCAAGTGCAATGGGAGCTTCTAACGCAAAAATTACAATTAATCAAAGCTTTGGCGGTATGGGTGTTATTGATCATAACTTCGCAGCTAACAGTATTATACCCGCTATAAATAAAGCAATAAGCACGGGACAGGCGAGGATAAATTAATTGTTATCATTCGATACAGCTTTAACGAGTGGACTAGCTAGTGCAAATACTACTGCGTTTTGGGTTCTTAAATTATATTATAATGACGAATCTGATTTTATTGGTGTAAGTGATAGACATAGACAAGATGGCACAGATATATATTATGGTATTGTTGCAAGTTTTGGAACATATACGCAATCATTAGACTTTTTTAATTTTAGTACATCAATTGGCAATATGAATGTTAATTTGATAAATACTGCTAAGTCTATAAAAGGCGGTAGGTTCTCAGATTTAATTGCTAGTAATAATTTTGCTAATCGTAAATGGGAATTGTTTCTTAATACAAACAACACTACAACATTAGACACAGCAGCAAGAAGAATTGGTGTTGGTGTAATTTCTGGTGAAGTATCTTATGATCAAAATAATTTTAAATTAACATTGCTTGATAATTCTTCAATACTTCATAAAAGAATACCCGCAAATATAGTTGATTCAACAAATTATCCTAATGCTCCAAGCAATAATATCGGCAAACCCATTCCTTTGTCTTATGGTGACTTTTATGAAAAAACAGACATAGGGACAATACCAACTTCGCATTTTGATAGATATTCAAATTTTTACAAAGGTGCTTTTCCGGCAATTATTACTGACAAGTGGGACGTTGGTGAATCTGCTTCAGAAGCAAAGCCAGACAGTCAAGCTTTAAATACATTAGATAGTGAAAACCTATACTTTTACAAAGATGGATATTACCCAACATTTACCGGAACTTGTGATGCAACAACTAACAATCCTGTTATGGAATTTTCTGGCGGTACTGCAAGTGTCTATATACCTTTAAGTTCTTCTGGTCAAGGTAGTGGTACAATTACAAATTCTGGTAGTGTAACAAATCCGCTCAATGCAGTTGATGGAAGCTTTTCAACTTTAACAGCTATTGCAGCAAATGGTGCAACTACTGCTGATTCTCGTGCATCAATAAGTTATGCAATTCCAAAAGTAAATAAGTTAGGTGATTTTACAGGAATTTCTTCATTAGTAAAGTGGGGTACAGTTACAAGTTTAACTGATACAGCAGATGACTTTTTTCAATTAGCGGGTGTAGTAACTTTACCTTCTATAACAAGTGATTCAGAAGTTAAATATAATATTGAAGGAATGTTCACGGCTGCACAAGAAGAGTCCTTTGATTTTGAAAAGAATATAAGCTTCAAGCTATTTACCGGTAATACAAACGAGTCTGTACAAATAGAAGAAACAGGAGTGGTTATTGATTTTAATATTGAAAGCATTGATTCTCATAGCATAGAAGAATTTTTTGAAAAAACATATACAGGCGGATATGGTGTCACAACACAATTTGAAACTGAATCTGAAAAAATTGAAGAAACTGTTACGCTTTCTAGGACTGTTAATTTATTAACACCAAATAAACTAGACTATATTTATTATTCTGGTAAAGGTCGTCAGTATGGAGCATATATTGATGCTGATTCAAGAGATCAAGGTTATGCAGTAAACGCAGTAATTGAAAACCCTATATTTATTATAGAAAGTATTCTGCGATCTGAATTAGGTCCTATATACACCGGCTCTGGTACAAGTACAACTTCAAATAAGTTAGTTGATTCTAATGCTTCGTTTGCAACTTCAGTTGTAGGTCAAACTGTTTATAACATTAAAGACAAAACAAGTGCAATGGTTACTGCTAGAGATAGTGCAACAACATTAAGTATTAGTGCGAACATTATGGCAAGTGGAGAAGGCTATATTGTTAGTGGATTAACTTCATCGCAAATTGATTATGAACTTTTTGATGCTTCTGGCGATACAAGTTCTGGATTACTTGGCGATATATATGAAGATGCTGTTAGTGATGTCAAATTTGCATTTTCACAATATAAATTTATTAATTCAAAAGATATGATTGAAAGACTTGGGCGATTGTGTTTTTCATATATTTTTTTAAGTAGTGACGGAAGATTTAAAATTAAAACATTAAGAAGAACTGATGACTATTCATCTTCAGATCAAACAGTTGATTATTCTGATGTTGAATTAAATAAAGTAGGTAAGACTTCATTAAGTGCAGTAAAAAATTCTGTATTAGTTAAATACAATCATAGTTACGGAGCAAATCAAAATTTATCGGAAGCTACTGCAACAGATTCGACTTCGCAAGGCACAACAGTTAATGGCTTTAATCAAACTATGGAATTTCAAATTGATGCAAATGAAATACTTGATTCAACAACTGCAACTAAATTAGCTGAAGCATATATAAATATAATGAAAAGCAGAAAAGATGTAATTGAATTTAATTGTATTAGACCAAAGTACAATCACCTTGAAATTGGTGACATAATAGATTTTAGCAATTGGGACAGTCAAGTTGAAATATATGGTGCTGCAATGTCTGGATATTTTATTGTAGCAAGTATAGGTAAATCAATCACAGGCTGTCAAATTAAAGCAATAAAGGTATCATAAGATGGCAAATATGAACATAGGGACACCACGTTTCTATCCAGACGAAGTAAGTTATTTACTGTCAAGAGGTGTAGCAGCAACAGAGTTTGCAGTTACGGCATCAAATACAGGCAATAAGTTTATGGGAACATTTACAACAGGATCAGCAGCAGAGTTGTTTGATTTAAGACCATTGAACAAAGTGACTTTTGACACTAGTGCAGACACAGATGCACACGTACTCATTACAATAGATACACAAAGTACGTCTAAGAAAAATTATATTGCTTTATTAAATCACAATCTTGTTAGTGCTGTTGGTAAAATAAGAATATTTGCGGGTGATGCAGCAAGTGACGTTACAGCGGTTGATGGTGCAAACGCAGACACGGCAGATATTACTTGGGCAAATGATACTGTAATTGAAGTAGTGAATGGTGACACGACAACAGCAGCTTCAAACGATAAAAGTGTTGTAGTTGAACCGGCAACAGATGGAAGCACAATTGTAAGATTTGCAGAGCAAACAAATAGGTATTGGGGCATACAGCTCGAAGGAAACACCACTAATACAGGAGTTGCAACAAATGGAACTTGGGGTAGTACAGATGCCTTTGTTGGTTGTGTAATGATTGGAGAATATTTTGAAATGCCACATTCACCAGACCTTGATCTTACACGAATGATTTCATACAACAGATTAAACGACTTACAAGAATCGCACGGCGGTCAGAGATTTAGCAATTTAAAGACAATAGGTAGAACAGCAACAAGTACGTCTAAATCGCCATTTACCACAGCTTCTAACCAATATGATATGTATGGTGGACGTATTATATATGATATGAAATACAGCTTTTTAAGCAATACAGAATTAATGCCAGATGAATACGACATCATTGCAGACGATGACAACTTTATTTCAGACGTATGGAATAAAACAAATGGTAACCACTTGCCGTTTATCTTTTCTATTGACAAATCTTCTGAAGGTGACAATGCAGAGTCAGAACATATATTTGGTCGATTTGCAAACAACTCTTTAGATATGACACAAGTTGCACCAGAAATTTATAATATATCTTTAACAGTAGAGGAAGAATTTTAATGGGTAAAAATTTTATGTGGACGTTTGTCGGATTTTGTTTAGGCTTGGCAGTTGTTGAATTAACAGATGGTAAACCCGCTGTGAAAGTTGATTATAATAGAATGTATTTTAATACAAGGACTATTTATAGAGAATTTCCAAATCAACATTATTACAACTATCGTGTATATCCAGACACGTTTAACAATCAAAGACCGCAAAACAATAGCGGTGGATACAATAGAAATACAGGCGAAAACAGAAGTAATACACAGACTCAAACTTTTAATCATACACCACAGCAAAGAACAGAATCGTGGGGAACTAAAAATTGAATCAAAGATTTGGAAATCTATATGCGAGGTTTTTAGTCGTATTTGCAATCTGGACAACCATTGCATTTATGTTTGAGATAGGACACTAATGAAATACTTACCCTTATTATTTTTAATGTCTTGTGTTCCTAATACTATGAATAATTATATTTTAGATAATCAAGATCAAGCTCATTACTATTTATCAGAAGATATAAAGAATGGCAGTACGCATTGGTGTTTAAAGCATACTCAAATGGAAAAAATAGAAATTAAAAATCCAAGCGTATCAAGCAAATGAAAGAAGATAGAATAGAAAAATTTTTAAAAACTTTATTAAACCTTACGGGTGTAGTTGCTATTGTATATATTTTTATGATTGTATCTTCTTGTGATGACAATATTTATATAGGTGGATACAATAAAGATTTTGAAGAAATAAGTCAATTAATATTTGAAACTGATTCATTAATAATGACAATACAGAAAGATTTGGATTCGTTAAATGCAAAAGGCTATTGATTCTAATAGCCAAATTCATATCTCCGTTGCTTTTTTAATTAAAGGAATTGCTCTGGTCGTAATTGTTTTGAGCAGTTGGTATCAAGCACAAATGAGATTTCAAGAGATAAGCATTAGGCTTAATGATATAGAAGATCGAGTGACAGTTTTGACTTCTGCTGTGCAAGGTATGGAACAAGAACATTTAAAAGAATTAGAAGAAGAAGTAAAAGAACAAAGAAGTTTATTACAAAAAATGGGATTAAAAAAGTGACAACAGAAATAAGCGAAGAAAAGATATTAGGATCAAAGTTTACCCTTAGTTTGCAAAGTATAATTTTTCTTGTATCGGGACTAGTAAGCTTGGTCGGAATGTGGTATGCTCTCCAGAAAGATATACAAGAAGCCAAAGAATTGCCTGTACCTGTGTCTTTATTTTCTCAAGAATATCCGAGTAAAGGAATTAGTGATTATAATTGGTCGCCTTCGTACGAACAATACAAGCAACAGATTTCACAATTACAAAACGATAATGACGAGATATTTGAGACAATGGAAGAACTGCAACAGGAAATAGGTATATTAAAACAACAAGTAATCGATTTAAGGATTAAAGTCAGATGAGATTATTATTATTATTATCTCTAGTTTTTAGTCAGCAGAAGGTTACAGACTCAAATTTTTACGGAGCAATATACAAAGGTATGCACCTAGTAAGGTTTACGGCTGAATGGTCAGAAGATAGTAAACAAAACTTTTATCAAGGCAAGTTTATTGTAGATGGTGATAGTGCTTACTATGGGACAATAATGACTATACTACCAAGTAAAAACGTACCGGAAACTGTAAGAAAACTAAGATTAAGAAACTTTCCTAGTGTAGTTTTATTTAAGGATGGTAAAAAAGTAAAAGTTTGGAAGGCAAATTTTGATGGTAAACTTGAATTAAGTACAGATGACGTGAAAAAATCCATTGAATGGTATTCACGAGGAAAATAATTGAAAGAAAATAAATGAGTCCGATGGTTAAAATTTATGCTGAATATGGTGCGATTGGATTGGTATGTGCTTTATTTGCTTATATGATTATGAACTTAATTAAAAGCCAAAATTCACAGAATGAAGATTTGGACCAGATACGTCAAGCCATATCAAAGATGGAAGGAAATGTGCGTTCTACTTTTGATATAACAGTTAAATTAATAGATAGATGGAATAGATCAGACGAAACCACACAAAAATACAGAAACGATATTGTTAAAGAACTTAATGATGTTACAGACGATTTAAATTATTTAAAAGGACGTATCAACGGCAAAAGCTAAGTACAAGCACAAACATACTTCTAAAAGCCTTATATTCAAGCGATATGAGGCTTTTTTGTTTATTTTAAGTATATGTATGCTTAGAAATTATAAGGCTGTATATGATAAATAAAAATAATTTGCATTTAATATATCCGCATCGTTATACTTGGGTATGCTTAAACCGATTAAATCAAATAATTCACCGGGACATACCCACAATGGACTTACGTCTGTGGTCGGTTTAAGCACCAATTTTTGTCCCGGTTATAATTTAAAACTGTTTCACGTGAAACATAACTAGGTTAAAAATGGATAAATTAATAGAACAACAAGGAATAGATGCTTATATAGAAACAGAATTTCCCTTGACTGTATTTAAATCTTGGGATGTTGTTTTAGGGTTTTTTAGCGAAGTAAAAAGCAAAGCAGATAAAGACTCACAAGAAATATATGACAAATTACCAGAAATGGTTAAAGTTTATCGTGGTATTCTTGTTAAAGATAATCACAAAAGTAGTATAGGAGTTTCTTGGACAATAGATGTCAAGGTTGCTTATATGTTTGCTTTACGATTTCAGCCACTAGGCGGAGATGCTATTGTTTATGAAGGAGAAATATACAAGAAAGATATTTTATTTTTCACAAATGCGAGAGAAGAATCAGAAGTAATATTAAATCCCGATGATATGATTTGGGTTGAAGAAAAAGAAATAAAAGAGGACAAATAATGAAAGTAGAATGGAAGCCACAGCCTTATGCTAAAGAATTAAAAGCTAAAGCAAGTAACGAAAGAATAAAAGAAGCTTTATGCTTATTATTTATGTTTGGAGTGTTCACATTTATATTATTGTTTTTTAGTTAAGTAATTATGATAGAGTTTTTCAAACATATATTAGGACTTTGCGGAGAGCCACACGGCTTGATTCATATTATTTTAACTTTTGGTGGTATATCAGCAATAATAAAATATATAAAACTAAAAACATTTAAAAAATAATGAAGGGTATTGAATATAGAGCAATGATTGAATGTGGTACACCTAGAGGTAATAAAGGTCGTTCAATCGTTACTAATACTATTGATGAACTAATAGATAAGATCGTAAAAAGTGGCGACAGTTGGGTTTTGAATTACGCTCATAGATG